AAAAGATGGCTGAGTACAATCGCGAAGGTGGTAGTGTACGCAAGCCCGTCCGGTCAGTTACGGGTGCGAGCACAGGCGATAAGTATGACCGAGCCAAGTTCATCTACCGGAAAGCCGCCCAAGCCCTGTCTGCTGGACACCCTCTCAAAGACAAGAACGGAGAGGCTACACCCGCAGCCCTCCAGTTCAAACGCTGGGCAGCCAAAGTCCCGCAAAACCGCGAAGACCTCCAAGAACTCAAAGCCCTCGGGACAAGACTCAAAACCCGCTACAAGCCCAAATAATGCACGCAAGCGCACTACAAAGCGCGTCTGAGTTCTACGACAAGTACCCCCTAGAAACCGCCTCTGTGGTGGAGATAGGGTCACAAATCGTCAACGGTTCCATAAAAGACGTATGCCCCAAGCACTATTCTTATATAGGTCTAGACTACTCCCCCGCAAATGGCGTGGACATAGTTTTGGAGGACGAGTACAAGTTCCCCCTGCCTGACGGCAGTACGGACATTGTGGTAACAAGTAGCTGTTTCGAGCACGCCGAGATGTTCTGGCTAACCTTCCTAGAGGGCGTGAGGATTCTCAAGCCTGGTGGGTTGTTCTACATAAACGCCCCGTCCAGAGGCGAGTACCACGCTTTTCCACAGGATTGTTGGAGGTTCTACCCAGACGCTGCCAAGGCCCTGCTAAAGTGGGCAAAGCTGAACGGTTATAATTGCACGCTTGAATACACAAAATTATTAGACAACCATTGGGGGGATTTCATAGTTGTCTACCGTAAAACTTAACCTTGGCTCGGGAAAAGACTGGCGTAAGGACTACATAAACGCCGACATCCAGCCGGAGAAGAAACCCGACTGGGTGCTAGACATACAGAATGTTCCGTGGGGCGAACGTATAAACACGAGACTAGGCGAGTTCCTAGTAGAACCGGGAATGTTCTCGGAAATCATCGCTTTCGACGTCTTGGAACACATCCCAGACCTTGTAAAAACGATGACAAACTGTAAAAAATTGCTCTGTAAGGGCGGGAAAATGAAAATTCATGTTCCCTACGACCTATCTCTGGGTGCATGGCAAGACCCCACCCATGTACGAGCGTTTAACGAAAACTCATTCTTATACTACACAGACTGGCATTGGTATCTAAACTGGCCGGATAAGTTCGAGCTTACCCAAATGGGGTACGAACTATCCCAAATTGGGCAGGAAATGTTGGAGAAAAAAATCCAGCAAGAAGTCATCCTGCGAACCCCGAGAGCCGTAGACGCCCTGCAAGTCATACTCACCAAGGAATAAAGTGGACCCATACGGCGAAATGTTCTACGGCACTCTGCCGCCAGACACTCAGGACTTCCGACAAGTCCTATCTGGTATCGGTAGGACGCTCCGTGACCGCGCCAACCTTACCGCAGAACGCTTTATACAATCCGCACAAGAGGCACGAGCCCTGCAAGACCAAGCTTTCGGAGACCCAACTAGACCCACAAGGGTAACGGACGAAGCAGCTCTGCGTAAGCTCACAGACATGATTATGGCCGGACCTCTCGGGTTCGCGCCTGCTGGGATTACTGCCTACCACGGCTCTCCTTATCTGTTCCGTCAGTTCGACCCAACAAAACGCGGAACCGGGGAGGGAAACCAATCTTATGGGGTTGGTGCTGGATATACAGCCGAGGCAAGACCTGTTGGAGAAACTTATATAAAAAACCGGCCAGAAGTAGTTGCACGGTTTAATAAAATTTCACCAGAAACAGTTGAGGGTATGGCAACTCGTTTGCGATACTTTTATGGAGATGATGCCGCGGCAATCGCAAAAGATATAAAAAGCAGGCCACAGTTTGCGGATATTCCAACCGAACAGTTAGAAAGAGAAATTCAAAAATCTGGAGAAAATTTTAAGTCTGTGATGCAGGCAAGCGGATATTTATATAAAGGCGACATCCCAGACGAAATTTTGCCTAAATTTTTAGATTTTGATAAACCTCTAAAAGAACAATCGGTTGAGGTCCAAAATCTTGCAAAGCAATACAATGTAGACTTAGATGACTTAGGTGGTGACTTACTTGCAAAAGTTGGCAAAAATGTCCGTGGCACACAAATTATGGAAAGTGCCGGAATTCGTGGAATTAGATATTTCGACCAAGTCAGCCGCGGGGAAGGCAAAGGAACATCTAACTTCATTCCATTCCGGTCTGAGGACTATAAAATTCAAGAGATAAACGACATTCCTATCCAGCAATACATAGAGCAAGGATTGTTGTAAAATAGCAACAACCGAACAACCTTAGAGGAATCGGATGGAAGGCGCAAAACAAGTAGAGTGGCTTGAGACTAAAAACCTTATACCTTACGCAAAGAACTCCCGCACCCACAGCGATACTCAAGTCGCGCAGATAGCGGGAAGCATCAAGGAATTTGGCTTCAACAACCCCGTCCTGATAGACGAGGACAACGGCATCATTGCTGGCCACGGTAGGGTCATGGCAGCCCAAAAATTGGGCCTACAAGCCGTTCCCTGTATCCGGCTGGCTCACCTATCAGACACCCAGCGCAAAGCCTACGTTATCGCGGATAACCGCCTAGCATTGAACGCAGGGTGGGATGACTCCATGCTGATGCTGGAGTTACAGGAACTAGACGGCGAGGACTTTGACTTGTCCCTGCTAGGGTTCGAGGCAGACGAGCTAAACGCCCTGCTAAACCCGATAAAAGAAACAGAAGGACTGACAGACGAAGACGCAGTCCCAGACGTTCCAGAGGAACCCAAGACCAAGCCGGGGGACATCTACCAACTTGGACGGCACAGGTTAATGTGTGGGGACTCTACAAGCATAGACGCGGTAGAGAAGCTGATGGACGGGCAGAAGTCCGACATGGTTTTTACCGACCCGCCCTGGAACGTGAACTACGGTGCTGTGGATAAGGGAAATGCGATGGGATACAAACCCAGAACAATCCTGAATGACCACATGACTGATGACAAGTGGGATGATTTTGTAACCGGAATCTGCTCCGCGCTATTTGCAAGTTCAAAGCCTGGATGCCCGATTTATGTGGTTATGAGCGCACAAGAATGGCCGGTTTTAGACAAATGCCTTCGGCAAGCCGGGTTTCATTGGTCCAGCACTATCATTTGGGCAAAAGACAGGCTTGTTTTATCCCGCAAGGATTATCACACCCAATATGAACCAATCTGGTATGGGTGGAATGAGTCTGCCGCAAGGCTTGTAAACGTCGAGGATAGAAAACAATCTGACCTTTGGAACATAGAAAGACCAAGTAAATCAGAGTTGCATCCAACCACAAAGCCTGTTGAATTGATTGAACGCGCCTTAAACAACAGCAGCAAACCAAATGCGAACGTTCTCGACCTGTTTGGAGGCTCTGGTTCAACAATGATTGCTTGCGAGAAGTTAGGGAGAACTAACTTTAGTATGGAACTCGACCCAAAGTATTGCGATGTAATAGTAAAGCGTTGGGAAGAATTTACAGGTCAAAAAGCTAATTTAGCGGAGATATAAAGATGGCAGAAGGAGTGGGTCGCCCGGCTCACCAACCAACTGACCAGAATCGGCTTCAGGTCAAGACTCTGGCTGCGGTAGGTATCCGGCACGAAGATATAGCAACAAAGCTCGGCATCAGCGCAGACACGCTTACAAAGTATTACCGCCAAGAGCTAGACGATGGCCGGGTAGACGCCAACGCCCAGATAGGAAAGTCGCTCTACGAGCAGGCTAAGAACGGCAACACCACGGCGATGATATTTTGGCTAAAGACTCGGGCTGGCTGGAAAGAGACGCAGGTCAACGAACACACAGGTTTAGATGGTAAGCCCCTGGTAATCTCGTGGCAGAAGTAGTCATACCCTATGCCCCAAGACCCCAGCAGCTTCTTGTTCACGACGCTCTGGAGGCTAATAGATTTGCGGTGGCGGTATGTCATCGAAGGTTCGGCAAGACTGTTGCTGCCATAAACCACCTTATTCGGGCGGCGATGCTCTGCGAGAAAGAGAACCCTCGCTACGCCTATGTGGCCCCGACCTACGGCCAGGCTAAAAGAGTCGCCTTTGATTACTTGCTGAAGTTTACCGAGCCTTTGAGCCCTACGGCTAATATCTCAGAACTGCGGGTAGACTTCTACGGCAGGCGCATAAGTCTTTATGGCGCAGACAACCCAGACAGTCTCCGCGGGATTTATCTAGACGGCGTGGTTCTAGACGAGGTGGGGGATATGAACCCTAAAGTCTGGAACGAAGTATTAAGACCAGCCCTGTCCGACAGGCTGGGGTGGGCATTGTTTATTGGAACACCTAAAGGCGCGAACCACTTTAAGGACTTGCGTGACAGAGCAGAAAAGGAACCAGGTTGGTCCCTACTGGAATTTAAGGCTTCAGAGACGGGAATACTTCCGCAAGCTGAACTCGAAGCTGCCAAGAAGGAAATGGGTGACGACAAGTACTCGCAAGAGTTTGAGTGCTCCTTTGATTCACCAGTTGAAGGTTCGTATTATGCTGCGCTCCTTGGCAAACTTGCGCCGGAGAGGTTTACGGAGTTCCCCAAAGACGACCTCTGCAAGACCTATACGGCTTGGGACCTGGGCGTCGGAGACTCTACGGCAATCTGGGTATGTCAAGTTGCGGGGCAGGAGAGGCGGCTCATTGACTTCTACGAGAATCACGGGGTCGGTCTGGACTCTTACGTTAAGTGGATTCGTGATAGTGGCTACACTCAGGCTGAACACATCCTCCCGCACGACGTTGAAGTTCGGGAGCTCGGTTCAGGTAAAAGTCGCAAGGAAGCGTTACAGGAC